ACGCTTGCTTGTTCTTCTCGATCATACTGACATCAAACCACTGCACATCTTCTTCATCAACTAGTAGCGTGTTAAAATCCGTACACGACGACTATATACTCAGTGTAGAAACTCTGTGTCCTACCTGATGATTCATACTGCTTATACAGATTAGTCGCATACTTAAAAGTAAATCGATCTGGCCACACACTATCAAAGTCTTCTTCTGCACAAGGGAACTTACTACACAGTGGAAACTCTATAATTGCATATACACCACTATCCTTAAGTTTGTGTAGCAAATCTTCTTCAGACAATGGCGTACCAATGTAGATTATCTTATGCCTACGTGGATCCAAAGCGGGCAACGCGGAGTTGTACCAGTTTGTCTCAATCGTATTTCGTATAGTCTCAGATGTCATAACGTCATTAGGTAGTACGTCATCCGCCACCAGCACTTGAGGACGTTGCCCATGCTTACTACGAATACCACGCCAGTTCACATTCATACCACGACCAGCTATGATCGTCTCTACACCATCAGCATTCTCAAACTCAATCTCGTTATCAACTTGTCGTTTAACTGTAAGAATGCCGCTAAGGAACTCACTGTTCTTGACCTTAGAATCTAGGTTCTTAAACAACGCCTTAACGTTACCGTCCTGACTCGCACCGAGGAATACCATAAACGGCACCTTACCGAAATTCGGCCAATAACCCAGAGCAGCCACATATATCAGCACATACTCCATCACGGTAGAGTTATGCGTAACTACATGATTCGAAGTCAAAAACAACTTACTTTTATTGTCTACTACTATACATTGGGACGGTACACTAGGTACCTTCCTTATTTCTTTAATTTTTGGTAGTCTGTACATTTATGAAACTCTACTTTATCCGCTTTACGCTTCAACCTAAACGGGTTGAACCCTCTATGCTTAATCCTTATGATATAACATCCTGCATGGTCATTATCTTTATGTACCATGTACACACGTAAACCTAGTCCCGTGCATAGTATGTAAAAATCCTCAGCCAGTTTATCAGAAGCTGTACAGAATGATGAGGAGTACTTGGTGTCCACTGTACCATCTGTATCCATTAACCCTTGTAGTACCGCAATCCTGTCTTCTACGGAGGAGTGCATGTAAGCCTTAGGTATGAACTTACTGTAAGTATTAACATTAAGACCCATCTGTTTCAGTTCTTTACCTATACCTAGCACACCACTGAATGCTGATGTACGACTAGATGTGCTATTGCGGCCCATAGTATAAGGCAGGTACGAAAATATTTCTGTACAATCATCATTGTGACTAGTAACTCTAGCGTACCCTGAGGCTTTATCTATGGAGCCATCCCCGATAACCACACCTAGTGTGTACGGGTCTATAGGAAGTGTTTTCTTACTGTACGCTACAGGTGTAGCTAGGGGTAGGTAGTACTTCGACTCAACTCCTCTAGGATTCCTGGACCCTACCTCTCTTTTGTACTGCTGAGTACTATATAGATCTTTGGTAGTGGACGTCTTCTCATTCAACGTAAGGCCATCCTTGCCATTACCGCGTTGTTTAGTATTCCATAGATGGTCGTCACTGCATGTAACTACTCTACCATCACTCAGTACCACCTCATACGTATCCTTATCGATAAACACCTCAGACTTTGCTTGCACCTTAGTCAATTTACCATCAGCTCCGTAGATACTATCACCTACTCGTACGTCTCCTATAGTTTTAGTGCTGCCGTCTTCTAAGTACACTACCTCAGTCAGTGCTAAGGCTTTACCCATACCACGCAAGCACTCTATAAGCACATTCCAGTCTTTCTCCTCCTCTGAGAACAATGCATCGGCAATCTTGTAATGTGCCTCTGGTGATACGTTCTCCTCATTCCCTGTAGCTCTTACAAATGCAACAAACTTTAGTGCCTCATCCGTAGGAGTATAGTTTCCACCTAGTGTACTCATACTAACCCTCTTCTATATAGTACATTTCAATTCCTGCAACCACATTAGCGAAGTTGTAAGCATCTGGATGCCTACGTCTACTGAGCAATGTACATTCCCTTCCTTATTAAGATCATCAATAAATGCTTCACCATTTATACTCTCAAACGTAATAAGATAGTCTTCAATCTTTGTCCTAGTCTCTACTGGCGAAATGCGCCTACTAGCAAATCCATCAAACACGTTAACGTAGACATACTCATCTTCATGTACATCCAATGAGAAATCCTTAATACGATCTGCTACGACTTTCTCATACTTGCACTCAGCAGCCAACTCTGGGTAGTCTTCTCTATCTAGGTACCTGATGCCACCCTCGTTATCTACTATAGTAATAGAAAACTTGTCATGGCCTAGTATTTCACATTTTCCAATCTCTCTAATATCAACCATCTTGTTCATCAACCTTGTTATTTGTTATAACGATCTGCTCAGATTCTTCTATACCTAAACACTTTGCAGTATTACTAGGTATTTCCATTACACCTTTCACTGGATGTAGGAGACACAGATATGTTTTAGCTATCTTCTCGACAACTATCGGTATATCGCATGCGTCCATACCCTCAGTAGTGCCGTACACTACGGCTTTAACAGATCTACTACTGTTGTACCTAATACCGTGTATAGGCCGTAGTAAACTAAACGTGTGCTCAAAATCTACATCAGGGTAGCTGGAAGTTACTGCTAGTATTTAATCACCTTAACCATCAGTAAATTCTCCTTCTAGTACTTCATCTTCATCCTTGACACCCATAGCACCAAAAGTCACCTAGCGTACTAGCACCTGACTCAAGCAATCCTTTTTGCCTAGCTGCAATGTTAGCCAACTGGTCATTCAACTGTTGTACAGCACTGTTCTCTTTAACCCCTACATCCAATTCAATCTTCATATTCTCTGGACCCTTCGTAGCAGCTAGTAACTCTTTAGCAGCCGCAATACGGTCTTTATCGTACTTAGCAGACTCCATCAACGTAGCTAGTACACCAACAGCTTTGTACCTAGCGCCAGTAAACATCAAATCCAGCGGAACCTGGCTAACTGTAAGGATATCAACTACCACTTTGGTNTTACGNTACCTAGATGCGGCACTAGTTAACTCTTTGTACTTAGGACTAGCGGTAGACTCATTAACTCTAGCCTTAACAAACTCTCTATCGTTGAATGTCTTCTTATACGCTTCAGTGTAGTTATCATCAAGACTAATCATATACGCACAGAATCGTACAGCATTCAAGTACTCAGTAATACTAGCCTTGTTACGCTGCAGCACAGCCTCATAGGTAATGGCAGTTTTTAGGAGGGTTTCACCTTGAAATTCAGGCTCATTAGCGGAATTATTGATAAGATCCACTACTTCTTGAGTAATAGTATTCTTCTTGGAGGGGAAGGCTTGTTGTAGGCCAGCTATAGTAAAGGTTTCAGTTACGTTAGTACTCATTGCGTTCTCTGTATGTTTGTGTATATACGCACGATTATACAGACACAACTACAAATGTCAAGACTTCTTCAAATTCTTAAGTTCATTAAGCAAGTGTATCTTCTTTAATAACCAACCATTAAGCTGATCTCTTCCACACATCCAATAAGGCTGCTCTATGTTATACGCTAGGGCAACTAGTTCCTCGTGTATCTCCTCCACCCTACTTTTATCGGACACACCTTCACTCTTTATTACTATCTTCATTCAACATCTCTTCATACATACTCACTACTATATCTAGGTCTACATCGAAAAATTCTGTAGAGCCGCTAAATTTATGTTTAGTCTTATACCTATACTCTTCCAGCAACTTGTGCAACCTAGCTTCTTTACCGTACACATCCAGCGTACTCTTATACCTCTTAGGGTACAACTCAGGAAATATCCTATACCTCTTCCATATAGAAACTAGTATCTCGGTAATACGGTCTTCGACCTTAGCCCTACAAGTAACACCAACTTTAACCAGTGCTTTATCCTCTAGTTGTACAAGCAGCACATACAGTATTCCATCCTGTGCTACATCCTTCTTAGATATAGACAGCTTCATTATTCTTCATAACTATCGTAGTCATCAATTCCAATTATGTCGGCAATAGTATCAATATCATCTGTACCATAAGTGTCTCGTAGCTCATCCGTATCAAATCTATCCTCATCAAAATCTAACTCTCTCGGGTTCATATCGTATCTCGTTCATTATCGTAAAAACTTTATTGTACCTAATAATACGAACTAGTCAAGTACCTTATTCGGATCAGCCTCTTCCCACACCTTTAAAGCCTCCTCATAATCAGGTGGTATAAGAGCGTTAGGATTAACCATATAGTGACTACGTCGAATCCTACGAACTAGGTCCTTCTCCTTCAACTCCTTAAACCCTTTCTTCAAATACTTCTGGTGAGTAGCGCACAACTCGGACTGTGTAATCCTCACAACAGGTGAAAACCCGTTAACCCAGGACATCCCATCCTTAATAGCCAGAACTAGGAACTGAGCAGGCTTAGACATATTAGCCATCTCTCTCAACAAATCAATACTCTCTATCTTATTTTTATTCACTGTACCATTCCCTACCCTATAGTAATTCGGTGTCTTCTTCGTCTTTGGTTTAGACTTTACAATTTCCAAACCATCACCTAGTTGTAGATACACCGAACTTGCCGGTGATACTGTATCGTCCATCACTTCTAACCTTTTAGTCTCATGTGCAGTAGTGTACCACATGAAAAGGGACTGAGGTGTCCTCTTTCACCCTCCCGTTAAGGTACTAACCTATCCCCTTAAAAACCTCTGCAACCCCTACTCTCAGGTCTTCTCTCTATTGTTAAGAATATACTAGGTATTTACGTAATAGGATCACACTTTTGGGAGAATGTCAAGCTTACGTGTAGGAAATTGCAGAATTTTGTGAAAGCTACTGTATCCTTGTAATATCGTATACTCCGTACATCACACCTTCTACCCTACTTCCTTCCTGTATGGTACTGATGACTAGCCGTTCTCTGCATATTTCAATCANTACCCCCCTACTCTTTATACTATTACCTATTTATTAAACCCTACACACGAACCCTCTACTGCGTTGACACCACCATCCACCTGCCACAGGCTTAACGCTCACCTCTCATGCTATAAGTATGGNATCAATCTCGATGCCTATNNTTAAGGAGTTAATATCATGGCTAAGCCTANCACATACATCAAGTCGTTTGCATCATTGTCAGGTACCGATGCAGTTGTNTCAGTATACAACCCAGAGTATAAGCTAACGGAGTCTATCATTATGTCATCCCGTAAGATTACTCAGGGCTCAGACCTACGTGACCAGCTCACATTCAACAGTGCAGACGGATCTATATGTTCCATTGCATTAGAGGACGCAGAGCGTACACCTGGTATTAAGCAGACCGAGGAAGGTACGTATCTCATCCGAGTTATGCCATTCAAGGATGCTACAGTAGCTGACTTCAACTCAGCAACTCAAGCTAAGTTCTAACCAACCAGTCCTCGTACATGACTCTAAACTGTACCTAATAAAACTAAGGAGTTAAATATCATGGCTAGTAATAAATCAACAATGGGCTTAGGCTCAGTTTGGACAGCAGGTACTCGTACCGTGACACATTCTTTAAACTCTATCGGCAACATCTCAGCCGCAGCAGACGCATCATCGTCCAAGCTCGAAATGGAAGCATGGTTAGGTAAAGCAGAGTTCGCTAAGGACATGGTCGAAGATCTCGGTATCACAGGTGAGGAAGGCAAAGCACTCAACGCTATCGAAGCCATAGCAGCAGCTGAATCACTAATGAAATCCCTACGCGGATACTAATCAACCCAGTCCGAAATGACTCTAAACTACTGGAGTATTATCATGATCAACAACCTAAAACGAATGACGGCATCACTTGTCCGTACAGCGCAGAACCTAATCTCAGCATACAAGGCTACACGTATCGAAGCCAGCATGAACCGTGACTTCGCCAAACTTACCAAACGAGGCTACTAACATGGACTATTTACCATTACCAGACAACTCAGAGCAAGAGCTTGACTTCAACTAATCAAAAAGGAACTATTATGAACAATTTATGGAGCAACTCAGAGTGTGTAGACGATTGGGTATTATTCAGCCATACCGACGACACAGCTATTATGGTATTCATGAACAAGATGTGCGACATTCTAGACGTGGAGGAACCTCAATGCTCAACAGTAACGTGTTAATCGCTACACTAACAGCAGTTATACTAGTATCAGCAGTCTTACTAGACCCAACAAGCGTCTTCTAACCTATTCACCATCACCTTCGGGTGGTGGTTTATTTTTAACCCTTCACACTCCACACCCACACCCTTGCGGATAGTCTTGCTACTTACCTGTTGGAGGCATACTGGCTTTCTTTTCCTTTTATAGGAGCGGGATTATCAATCGATAGTCTAAAATTAAAGGAGAGTAACAAAATGCTAGAACTATTAGTATTAATCGTAGGTATCGGATTATTCTGGAAGTTTGGACCAACATTATCAGCCATCTCTAAGGGTGCAGAAATTAACACTCAAGTATGGTCTGAGGAAGTCATTGCAGATGCAGTAATTGACCGTGTTGAAAACATGGAAGAGTACGACAAACGTCTCAATGGTAGAGAAGCTATCAGTCATGAAGATGTTATGAAGAAATTCAAAGTAGACTAACAAAACAAGGCTCGACGAGAGTCAGGCTTTATACACCAAATTAAGGATTTTAATATGAAACAAGCAATTATTAAGGTAGCAAGTGACGGAATCGGGGAAATCCACCGAGACAATACAGTAGTCGAGTTGGGAGAGGTCAATGACAGAGGCCTTGCAGAATTGCAGGACACCTTAGCATTGCATGATTACAAAGTTTCGATAGAAATGACCGATAGACAAGAGGGAATGTGAGTTCGGGGTGGATTATGTTGATAAACTGCGAATCTCGTGTAGATAATATGCGAAATTAGCTGGAGGGCATAATAAAATGCAGTCTCGTATGGGATAGTGATAGTTTTTAGCTATTAAACTCCACTTCTTCGACAGTTTCTAACAACTTCCTTCCCAAATACACCACTCAATTACGTACACAAACATACATAAGGATAACACCATGTACACTCACCTCGAAATAATGGAACCAGGGCAAGCTGAACGTATCTTCACTGCCTTAACTCAAGTTACTACATGCACTATGATTGGCTGGGATGAGCAATTCACATGGGAACAGAACGAAGGACCTGAACCTATCCCAGAGGAGTACTCTGTCAAATACCTACCAGAGGTTGATCAAATCCTCATCGATAAGTGGCTATTCATAACTAACGACGACGAAGGGTACGACACTATAGCAGGACTCACTGAATTCCACTCACTAGATCTAACACAAGGACAACATCATGCTAACTAAACTATTCAACTCCATCCATCGCTGGTTCTACCCTAAGACTACTCAAGAAATATTCAACATCGTTATCGACAATGGATACTACGGTACAAAAGCGTCACATAGGACAGCCTTCATGTGTATAGCGTTATACTCTGCTTGTACTAACAAAGTCATAACAAAAGATGAGCTAGTTAAAGCAACTGATGAGATAGACGACTACTTGAAATGGTGTACTTTTACTAAGGTCGTACCTACGTGACCGAGACTTACCTCACTCATTCAATGACCGTCTAGCTATCTACCGAGACTGGACTAACAGACCTTAAAGGACAATACCATGTGGACAATAGTATTAATATTCATAGCTGTAGTTGTATTTGCACTAGTGTACACAGCCATAACTAAACTCGCAGAACTACTACGTTCGTAACTAAAGGATAATAACATGGCAGACAGCGACAAACTAGTCCGAGACTACTTAGAATCAAAGTTCACTCGCCATGTACCTAACACCAACTACTAAACTACAAGGACTAACATGAACACTATCCAACTAACTCAAGAACAAATGGACAACTTGCAATCAGGTAAGCACATCACTATCGAACCACCAACAGCTAAACCTGTAGGGGGACCTGAAGGAGGGAATTACTTCGCATCTGCTGAGGGTGATATCAAAGAAGGTTGTAGTACGCTAGGTTTTAGAGAGTTCGGTACTGAACGGGCTACTCACTCACAAGCTGAACTAGTCTCCGAAGCTATGCGTACCTTCAATCGCCTACTAGCTTACCGTGACGAGTTTGATACAGACTACGTCTTTAGCTATGACGAAGCTAATTATTACATAACTCAGACACACGCAGGTAGATGGACAACTACTTGGACTAGAGAATCTTACTCCCCTACCATAGTCTACATGTCTAAAACAGCTGCTATAGCGCTAGTATGCAAACTCAACAGTGGCGAAGTCACTCTATAGGACTAACTATGTTACCTACACTACTCTGCGGAAAATCTACTCGCAGCTCATATCGTACCAATCAACCACCTCCATCTACAGGAACTAACATGACACCTAAAGCTAAACTAAACAAAAACATCCAAGAACTCATCGCAACGACTACTAAACTTCAAGCAGAAGTAGACAGTATGCCTGATGACAAACCTACTTGCCTTTTCAGCGTAGGTGACACATATTACTACATATTATACACAAGTGGTACTGTACATAGTGCTGTATGGCGAGACTATGACCTGGACTACCGTTGCTACGCTATAGGTAATACCTACAAGTACGAATACTGATGCTATCAAAGCCCGCAACAGACAACTCGCTATCGTACGTGTTAACAGACGCATCGATGAGCTGAACGAAGGCTGGACTCCGGACTGGAGTACCTCGTGTAGTGAGAAATACTACATTATCTTTGACGGTAGTNATGGCACTTTAGGAACTAATGTGTACAACTACGTTCAATTNCCTACAGTAGTAACTGTCTGTAGAACTAGTGCTGTAGTTAGTAAAGTAATCTCTGAACACGAGTCTGACTTACTACTAATCTTACGAGGATAGCATGCGACGACCTCTCAAAAGCAAAACCGAACCTCTAATCTTAAACATCGCATTAACGCTAGTAATCGTAGCAATACCAATTGGTCTAGTACTGATTTGGTACAACATCGTGCAATAATCCACGCTCTAGCCCATTAATCTAGTGGGTTAGTGCTTGCCTTATTAAGCAAGAAAACTCAATTAAACTAAAAGGATACACCATGACATTAGAAGAAATGAAAGCAGCAGTAGTAGCAAAAGCAACAGCAGTAGCAGCCCAGGCTAAAGAGAAAGCAGAAATGGCTGGTCTTACAGCACGTATGAAACTAATGGATAGCGAAGTCTATCAGATTGCGTTAACTAACGAGTCTGCTCAAACCAGCAAACATGAAGCTATAGAAGAGCTTATCGAACAGTGCAAGGCAGTCGTAATCGCAACTCCTGTACATGACGCTATCTCACGTCAAAACAAGAAGTGGAATGGTCGTCCTACATACGGATTAGGCAAGGACATGGAGTTACTACATATCTTAGCATCTGGCCTGTTGTACTCTGTTGACCAACACAAGGCTATCATGGTTGACCTAGTAAGACTAAACCTCAACACTGTTGAGAAGTTCTTAAACTCTCTAGGCAACACAGCCTACTACAACGCAAGCCATGACGTAATTATGGAAGAAGTTATGTACAACCTTCCAGTATTGAAAGAGTCTGTACTATTGTTAGGTGAGCAACTAGGCATCGCTATCGACACATCAGCATTGACTGAAGACAATCTAAACAAACGTTTCAAAGTAGCAGCACTTAAAGCTGAATCTGCAAAGATTAGCAACGATGCACTACCTCTTGATACACATTTCATTATGTCATAAGTAACAAGGTCTGGTACAGCCTCAAATGTACTAACCAATACAACTAAGGAGAAACAAAATGGAAATTCGTGAACAAATACTAGAAGGTAAACTAACACTACCTGCACTACATGACTTTATCACTAACTTCGGGATTCTCGAAGCTGGTACAGCAGCACAGCTATTCAAAGCTATGTGGCAAGCATACCTACTCAACAAGAGTAGTATTAACCTAACGTACTGGGCTGAACAGTTTCAATCTGTTGAGACATTCAACTCTGTACTTAAGATTATGTCCGATAATGAATGGATCGAATCTCACGCAATTCCAACACGTAACTGGGCTGAAGCTCAATTATGCGAACTTAAGTTACTAAACTACGTAACTGTAGAAGAACTAGGTCACGTCCGTGCTAGCAAGAAATTTGCTAAGTACATCCCTGAAGAACTAGAATCCACAGTATTCAACCTAACTAAGCAAAATGGTAAGGTACGCAACACTGGTCTAGTCCGTCACGGTCTCCAAGCTAGTGCAGCTACTCCATTCCAATACGACACTGAAGCAATGGCTAAATACCAGCATGCTATCACTCTCAATGTTACTAAAGGTATGAAGAAAGTCCGTGTCAAGTTCCCTGAAATGGACAGCGACGAAGCATCATATGACGTAGTCTCTGTAGCGATTGTCAATGAACTAGCAACAAACCCTGGTACATATACTATGGGTTCTAACTACTCCGACTCTCGTGGCAGAGCTATCAAAGATGGTCTATCTAAAGTAGCTAATCCTATTGGCTACAAAGACTTTCGTGCTCTACTTGTCATCCCTCCTGAGTTCCGTAACACTGCTACATCCAAAGGTGTAACTGCTATCTACTTGTTCATTGCTGAACTACATAGCTTCAAGTCTGGATCTATTCTAGACAAAGAACTATTCGGTGCACTATGTTACAAGGAACGTAGACTACATGACCTTGACGTAGTATCTCATAAGANTACANCTCNGATATGCACGAAGAGCTAGTTCCTGCACCTATATATCCAGGNGTCGTACTANCTCAATCTAAAGCTAAGAACTNNNNCANTNNAGAGNCAAACCGTGCTGAAGATGACCGCTCTGAACTTCATGAGAACATCTGGCTAGAACGTCTATACGATGACCTTGACCGGTACTTCTCCTCTGAGACTCACCAATGGTCAACCCCACTGGAGTTAGATGCATCTGCATCGATGTTAAGCCACATTGGCCTACTACTAGGCGACAAGCGTCTACTGTCCATGACTAACACCTTGGACACTGGTACTCTAACCGACCCTTGGAACTTCCCTAGCATTCCTCGTAAGATGTTCAAAACTGCAGCAACACCTATGCTGTACGGCTCTCGTAAACCTTGCTATGAACTATGGCAAAACAACGGATTCAAGTACACTACTGAACAGATCAACCTGTTCCAGAAAGAACTTCAATCTGGTGCCCTAGGTCTAGCTAACGACTTGAAAGAGTTCATCATCCGCTGGGTTAAACCTAGTGAGAATATGGCTCTTAAAGTCTACGAGGACAACTTCGAAGTAGAATGTAACCGTTTCAAAAGTGTTGGAGAAATCACAGTTCGCTATGACATCTTTGATACTATCGAGAACAAAGTACGTCGTATTGCACATACTAAGACTAAACGTGTACCTGACTTAGAACAGTTTCGTACATGGTTCGTCACCGGACTCATTTAACACCATGGGTGAGTATAAATAGGGTTAATTGCTGGGACGCTAAGTTACTGATTTATCAGTAATATGCCAATCAGCAGCCAAGCTTAAGGAGGAATCCTTTTGACGGTTCAGAGACTAGGACATACAATCTAGAACAGATTATGAAGTCCATAGGTTAGCCAAGTGGCAACCGAAACGCCCTACTCTCGTAAGAGATGAAGATATAGTCCGACACTCCAGTGAAAATTGGAGACTAAACTTGACTTTAATGGTTACAGAGTCTATACTGTGTACACTTATACATACTATAGAGTCTAAAATCATGGAAGAATATACTGTTTACTGGTACCACCTAAAAGAACATTCTAACCCTCATAGTGACGGGTACGTAGGTATTACAAATAACCTAGAACGTCGACATAACGAGCATATGCGTAACTCTAACAACCTAACTACTCACTTCTATAAGGCTTTAGGGAAGTATAAAGAACTAGTTATTAGGGATACACTACACATATGCTCAAAAGAAGACGCACTAGCGTTAGAATACTACTATAGACCTGACACTAATATTGGATGGAACGTTGCAACAGGTGGTGAAAATACTATCAGCTCTGTACAGAGTGTAGAGATATCAATGTACCATAAAGATAACCCACAAGAAATACTAAAGTTTAAGTCAGCTTCAGAAGCTGCTAGACAATTAGGATTATCACCAGAACGTATACGACAAGCCCGATACAGAGGTAAATCCTTATACGGTTTTGATGGATGGGCTATACTCTTTGATGATACTTTTGATACTTCTACTACACTAACTGTACAAGAAGATATTTCAAATAGACTAACAGGCCTTAAAAAGACAGTACCAAGTCACTTTAAGGGTACTACAGATAGATGGACAGACGAACAAAAAGCTAACATCGGCTCTTACCATAAAGGTAAAACGATATCTAAAGAACATATTGAGTCTATGTCTAAAAAACTTAGGGAGACTAGTTCGCGCTGTAAGTCTATCACATTAGTGCATAAAGAAGACGAGAACAAAAAGTATACCTACCACAGCTTGTCAGAAGCTGCTAGGCAATTGGATATGCCTTTACCTCGTCTCAAATCAAAAGACTCAACGACCACTGAACCGCTTTGGTAAAGATGGTTGGGCTATAACAAGTTTAGGTTCAGAGTAACGTCTGAATTAACAAATGCATGCGACTGACTCGCAAGTACTTGATTTCGTTATGCAAAACGTAATGTCATCCTACCAATGGGGTATCGATATCCACGATGCAATCATTGTATGCCCAGAAGCAGCAGAGTTCACTCGTAGCGCTTACGCAACTGAACTAGACATAATCTATGACAACCGTGAGCAAATCTTAACTGACTACTTCCGTTCTATCGGTATCGGCAGAGAAGCTATGGCAGATTGGGATGCTCTTGTAGCTAAAATCCAACCTATAGAGAACTTTTCTGCTAGCCCAATGGCTTTGAAATAACCCACTAACCAACTTATCGGGAGTGTAACAGCTCCCACAACCCTAAGGATTTAACATGAAATTTATTAACTTGACACCTCATACTATCAACGAAGTAACAACTGGTCTTAACATTGCACCTAGTGGAATCGTAGCCAGAATCTCAACCTCAAAGAAACGTGTTGCAGAACATTGCGGAGTACCTATCTTCCATACATCACTTGGAGAACTAGAGGGCCTTCCTGAACCTGTAAATGGTGTAGTGTACATCATATCATCTCTAGCTCTAAACACTGTCAAAGACCGTCTAGACGTAGTCTCACCTGGCAACTTACAACGTAACGAACAGGGCAAACCAATCGGTTGCCTTGGATTCACTCAATAGGAAACAACAATGACCTTAATACTGACTCTAGCATTAACCTACGTCCTATACACCCTTATCATGTGGTACGTCAACGTAGTGGCTACTGCTGCAATCTTCTCACGACACGCTGATGTAAGCTTCTTCATGCTAACAATCCCCTTAGCAGCTACAGCTCTCGTACTAACTCTACTATCCCAATAGGAATCATCATGTCTAAAACAACTCGTAAAAACTCAGATAGCGGTAACACATCTAAAGTAAGTCACAGACCTAAACGAAAGGCTACTCGTACACTTTNTCAAACTCTACAGTATGGACGATGCAAATGAAATCAGTAGAGACCTAGCTATGTATCACGACTACGCTAATCAACTTAACCTAGAGGTCTACTAACATGGCAAGACGTGCAAGAAGAACTCGAGTAGGATCAAACCTATCTATCGCAGCTAGCAACTTAGCAGACATCGCATACGCTGACAAACGTGTATGTAGAGCATTATTCACAGTTGACAACAAGAAACTATTCGGTTACTTTATCAATCAACCTGTAAACACCGCAAACGAGTCTACTATCGATATGTACATCGACAAAGACGCATACAAAGTAACGCATCGAGCAATCAAGCTATTCAAAAGCAACATGCTCGCCTACTTAACACAGACTAACAACACTAAAGCTATCGCAATGATAACTCACTAACAGGAGCCTCAAATGGCAACAGCAACAGCAGAGCACGTACACGTACCAATCCTAAAAGGTATAACAGTAGACAACTTCGTACCTTACAACGTACTAAATGGAACTACCACTATTAACTTATCTCCTGAAGAGGTTGTTACACTTCGTGCATTATTTAGGTGTGTAAGAGGCTTACCTGATAAGTCTTTAAGAAAGCATATACAAGCCATAGAAACAGCATTGGACTACCCGCTGCCAGGCAGTGCACTAACCTTTATACCTGATATCTCAAACGAGTACACATGTGGTGAGGTAGTATTTACACCGATAGAATAATATACAATCAGCGACCCTTCGGGGTTGTTGGTTTATTTTTTTCTAAGATAAGGAAGATGCAGATTTTACTTGTACCTTCCTCCTCTATTCTCTATTAATAGCTGGAAAAAGAAACAAGAATATTGTGTTGTTTGAACTAACACCGGAGGATGTTAGGATATATTATAATCAAAAGAGAGTAAAGCTCTTTCTATNTTTTTTTTCTAAACAAACTAACCTAACAGCAGGAAGCGCCTTATGCTAAATTTTTTTAAAAAACATACCCAACACTTTTGCTAATGTTAGTAATCGTAATAGCTACTATCGCCCAATGGTACATACTAGCTACTTGGTACCCAATCCTATTCCCTTAACCAAAGGAAACTACATNAGCTTCTTCAACAAAAAGAAAACTAACATCAAACTACTGGTGACTAAATACCTTGGTAGTGACGATACTAGACCTGTTTACAATACTGGAAACGGATGCTACATCCACAGCTACGTAGGTAGTAAACCTCGCTACTTGAAACGTGATGGAACACTAGAAAACCCGTACTTCCGAGAGTGTAATGGTGACCCTGTCAGCTGGAAAACCACATCGGTGACATCAACGATTTGGTGTTCGCAGAAGACAAAATGTCCTTTCACAAAGTTAGCTTAACATACAGTCTGCTTAAGCTCTTTTTTAGAAAATTGCTATATATAACTTACTTTGGTANACTCATACAATACCCTTTAAAACACACAAAACAGGCAAAAAACATGAGTAAAACAGCGATTACCATAAGTATTTATACTGACAGTAGCGACAAGTCTATGGAAAAACTAGCTACTTATCAAAAAATCCTAGACGACAAGTACGGAACCAAATTCGACTACAGCAAAGCTTATTTCAATGACACTGTTACTCCTATGCGAATCATCTGCAAAACTCACGGAGTATTCAGAATCTCGTACAAAGACCTCATCCAAAAAATCTTGCAGCGGCTGTCCTATATGTACCAAAAACAACACCATCTACGAAAAACGCTGGTTACATAACGGTGTCAAGATATCCCCAAACGAATTTGAAACTAGGTCTAAGGCTAACCATCCTACAATAAAACTCAAGTCACCTTTCAGAGGTTTCGACAGAAAACTAGTTGCCTACTCCACTATCTCCAACAGCCTTGTCCACATAGCTCAACCTAGGATCCTTTTACAGAAAGACTCGGAACCTTGCCCTGTCCTCAGAGGAGCTAAAAACAATTTAACTACTGAGCAATTCATTCAAAAAGCTAGTGCCTTGCATGACGGTAGGTACACCTACGAGAACTCAGTGTACGAGTCTGCTAGAAAACCTGTCATTGTCACTTGTGCTATCCACGGAGACTTCGTAATATCCAGGGCTTCAGACCACTACGCAAACGGCAGCGGATGCCCTAGGTGTGGAAGTCCTGGAGGATTCAAAACAACCCTTCCTGGCACTGTCTACTACATCGAAATCAACAAAGGTGAGGCCTATAAAATTGGTATCACCAACAGAACTGTACAAGCTAGGTTCCCTTCTCGAGACTTGAAAAAGATCAAAATCTTAAAAACCTGGTACTACGAAGACGGAAACCTGGCTAGAGAACACGAGAAATACGTAATCGACCTGTACAAACCCTTCAAATACGAGGGCACTTCACCACTAAAATCTTGTAAAACCTCAGAACTATTCGCTAGAGACATCTCGAAATACCCTGACTTTATTCCAACTATAGCACTAAACAACAGGTAACTACCTCATGAAAGAGTTTCTTACAGATATCAAACAACATCCAATCCTCGCATTCATGTTCGCTGCAGCACTTGTCGCATTTTTTGCGTTACCTGGAATCGCAATAGCAATCGTAATTGCAATCATTTTTTATTCGAACCAAAAACCTCTCCTACTGACGACTTCGTAGTAGTCCAAACTCCAAAACTACCTATCGAAATGTCCGACGAAGACAAGCAAACATACCTAAAATCCGAATCATGGTGGACTCGAAAAGTAGCTGTCAAAGATAGGGATGATTACGAATGTCAAACATGCAACTCCGAGCGTAACCTGGAAGTCCACCACATCACTTACGAACTACTCGGAGAAGAGAACCTAGGTCATTTAGTAACCCTATGCCAACCATGCCACCAAGCCCTGCATGATGAACTAGGTTACTCAAGATACACCCTATANCCAATCAAAAGGAAATCAAAAATGAACAACACTGTAACTCTAACTCCAGAGCAAATGGANCAATTCAAATCAGGCCAAGCTATCACATTGCAACCTCCTGAGACTCACACTTANCCTATCTACGCTAAAAAGCGTTTACACAGCCTGCATCGTAAAGTTTGAAGCTCTTAACACAGGCACTGTTGTAGAAGCAGGTGGGGGTACGTACGAACAAGGTCATACTTCAACTATATGGGTAGACCATACTATAACCTCTATTTGGAAAATACTCCCAGATTACAAAGAAGATACCATGTTCAAAGCTAGAGTGGGGTAACGCATTTTTTTGTGGTTTAGATGGGGAATCTGAAAAAAGTTGCCACCCCATATCAGAAAAACTAAATAACTACTCCCTATTCACTAACCGCTCCGAAGCTCTCGAATTCGACGCTATCCGCAAACAAGTAGCTATCCAATTCGAGTTTCTCAAACAACATGCACCTGCTTACGAACCTGACTTCTCTTNAGNNTATANACNGAAANNANTACNTTATTTTTAACACAGTTACCAAAACCTGGAGCAAAGATTTTTGTAAACGCGTCTACACTCCAGGTACAGTCTACATGCCACAAGACGTAGCTAACGAATTCTGTGAACTCGCTAACAGANGTCGTANTCCTAGGTTTAGCAGCACCATACTTCGTAAGTTTATACTTAAACATCTTGAACTCCTAGAGGAATAATCATGAATGACTACCTAATCGCTAGAATAAGTCGTCGTGT